ATTGATAGAGTCCAGAACAGTGGAGAATGTTAGCAAATTAGTAGAGGAAGGGGTGAGTGATGTGATATTAGATAGGATAGAGAGGATACGGTTGAGGGGTGGGGGGATACCTTCGGAGGGAGGAGAGGAATGATGGAAATCCCCACCGAAAAAATTTCTGTAAAATTGATAATCCTCCGAAAAAATTTCTGTATTTTTAGCATTCTCTATGAAAACCAAGGCATTATCTCACAAAAAAGAACGAGAGAAGTTATCTCACGAAGAGAAACGTGAGAAGTTATCTCACGAAGAAAAGGCAAGATTGGTAATTGATTATGCTCGGAAAGATTTGATTACGTATTGTCAAGTTATTGACCCTTCGTATCGGGCGAATTGGCACCATGAATTGATTGCGGAGAAGTTAATGGCTGTGGAAAGGGGAGATATTCGGAGGCTGATGATATTCTCACCTCCAAGGCACGGAAAGTCGCGATTGATTACGGAGATTTTTCCTACTTGGTATTTGGGAAAGAATACGAGTGGGGAGGTGATTACTGCGTCCAATACTGAGGATTTGGCAAAAGATTTTGGTCGGAAAGCTAGGGAAATTATAAAAGAGCCTGTGTACAAGGCTATTTTTGGTTTATCTTTGAGGGCAGACGAAAAAGGTTCGGGAAAATGGAAGACGGAGAAGGGTGGGAGCTATACTTCTGTCGGTATCGGTGGAACAATAACAGGACGTGGTGCTACTTTGTGCTTTCCAAAAGGAGTAAAAGTAAAGACAGACACTGGGGAAAAGAATATAGAAGATTGCAAAACAGGGGAGAGGGTGCTATCATATAATAATGATACAAATACTATTGAATACAAAAGAATTGTCGGGACTCTCAAAAGAACTCACAAGCGATTTGTTGAAGTTGCCTCGTCTTGCGGGAATAGAGTTGTCGCAACGGATAATCACCCATTCTTTATCGCTGGAAAAGGGTACATTGAAGCTAAAAGACTTAAAAAAGAAGAGAGGGTTTGGATATTCAAAGGAGAAGAAAAATGCTCTTCTTATTTGTTCTCTTTGCAAAAAACAATTTCAAAGAGATTGGGCGGAATATATAAAAAAAGTCAGGATGGGAGGAAAGGATATGTACTGTTCAAAAGAATGTTCGGAAAAACATCATTCTTTCAAAAACAGCAGGAAATGCCTTTGCGGGAAAATAATCAAAAGAACAAGAAAATACTGTTCGAGGTACTGTATGCCTTCGAGGAGAACATTAAAAGACATTCATTGTCATTTTTGTCAAAAACAATTTCGACCATTAAGCAAATATACCAAGTTTTGTTCAATGGACTGCAAGAACAATTTTCATTCCAAGAAAATGTTGGAAGAAAATCCAAACTACAAACACGGTTTGGCAATGAATGTTTATCCGAGAGAGTTCCAAAAAATGAAATATCTCGCAAAGAAGGACAAAAACAGAAAATGTATAATTTGTTCTTCAAAGAAATCTTTAGTTCTTCATCACAGAGATTGCAATCCAAAGAACAACGAGAAGACAAATCTTGTTTCGGTGTGCAGAAGTTGCCATATAATTCATCACAAGTCGAAGAACACACCATTTCCTCAGTTACTACCTTTGAAAGAGAGCAAGAAGTCTACGACATAGAAGTGGAAGATAACCATAATTTTTTTGCAAATGGATTTCTTGTCCATAATTGCATTATCGATGATCCGATTAAAAATGCTGAGGACGCACAAAGTATTTTATTTAGAAACAAACAATGGGATTGGTATCGGAGTGTTCTCTATACTCGTTTGATGAACCGGGAAGGAAAACAGGGGGCTATAGTTATTGTTTTGACTCGTTGGCATAATGATGATTTAGCTGGAAGGCTTCTTGAGCAGATGGCTGAAGGGACAGGAGATAATTGGGATGTTTTGTCTCTTCCTGCTATCGCTGAAGAAGATGAAAAATTTAGAAAATCTGGGGAGGCTTTGTGGGAAGAAGAATTTCCACTTAAACGACTTCACGATACAAAGAGAATAGTTGGACCTTATGTATGGAATAGTCTTTATCAGCAAAAACCTATCTCCTCTGAAAACCAACTTTTCGTTGACTCGTGGTTTAAGTATAGAGATGCTTCTGAAGTCGACGCCCTTTCTACGAGGAACTTCCTCACGATTGATACTGCGGTGTCTGAAATAGGGGATTACACTGGGTTTTGTGATAATCGCGTGGATACACAGAATATGTGGAATATCCGTGCGTGGAGAGAAAGAATTAAACCAAACGATTTACTTGACAAATTGTTTTATCTTCACCATACTAATAGATATGAGAAGATAGGAATAGAAAAAACCATTTATAAACAGGCAATTCAGCCGTTTTTAGATGATGAAATGCGGAAAAGAAATCAGTTTCTTCCCATAGTAGAACTCTCTCACGGTGGAAAAGCCAAGGAAGAACGCATTAAGTGGCTTGTGCCACGATATTCTTCAGGGTCTATCTACCATGTGAGAGGACTTACCTCTGACTTGGAGGAGGAATTATTGCAATTTCCAAAGGCGAAATACGATGATGTGTGCTTAGCAGGAGAAACGATAGTAGCAACAGAATTTGGCGATAAAAAAATATCTGATATTAGAAAGGGAGATAAAGTAATAACTCCATTTGGATTAAGAAAAGTATTATGGGCTGGGAAAACAGGAGAAAAAGAAGTAATTCAAAGAAGAGGGATTGTAGGGACAAAAAATCATAGAATATTTTCAGGAAAGCATTTTGACAATTTAGACGCAATAACGTATAATAGTAATGTATCTGTTTTCAGTCTAAAAAATACTATTGTATGGATGTACAAGAAGCTATTATTTTCAATGGAAAAACCTTCCGCCTTATGGGAGGGAAGAGAAAGTATTATCTTAGTCAATCAAAAGACAGGAAAAATCCTAAAGGACTTCACGTTGCGATTTGGGAATTTCATAAGAAGAAGAAAGTTCCTTCTGGCTATTGTGTTCACCATAAAGACGGCAATACTTATAATAACAGCATTGAAAATTTGGATTGTATACAAAGTGGCAAACACCTTTCATACCATTCTAAGAAAAATTGGGCAGAAAACAGAGAGGAAAAACTCAAAAATCTTAGAAAAGCAAGAGAACTATCAAAGAAATGGCACGCTTCTGAAGAAGGAAAGAAATGGCATAGCGAACACGCAAAAAAAATTGCACACGGAGAAGAAAAAGAGTATATTTGTAAAGAATGCGAAGGGAGATATACATCAACAGTCAAAAGAGCGTCTAAATTTTGTTCAAAAAGATGTAAAAACCGATACGACGCAAGAGAATTTAGAAAGAAAAACCCGAATTATTACCGTGTACAATATAGAAGTTGAAGAAGACGGTGTATTCTATGCAGAAAATATCTTAGTAAGTAATTGCGACGCTACAGCGTACCAAGCACAAATCGCTTCCGCTTCAATGGAAAGCAACTGGGACGAAGAGGCGTTCCAAGAATTAAGTCTTAATACAGACTGGTAATGGAAGAGCTCATAAAAATAATTCAAAATGAAAAGACTGCGTGGGAAGACGGAGAGGTTTTTATAACGGACAAGGTTTCTTTTTACATGAACAGAGTGGTGAAGAAAGCCAGAAAGAATTACTTTGGAATTTTTGATAAAGAATACGACCCAACAACAGGCAGAAAGAAGATTTTTGTTCCGATGACGGAATGGACGGTAGAAACCGTTGTAAAAAACATTGACCTTGATACAAAAGATATAAAAGTTCGCTCTAAAACAGGAGATTACAAGATTGAGTCTCTTTTTAAGCATATTTTGAGAAGTTATTTAGATAAAATCCATTTTGGAAAAACACTCAATAACCTTATTCGTTATGTTTCTCTTGATGGAACAGCTATTTTGAAGGCAAGAAAAGACGGAAAGAAAGCGTACATTGATTTAATTGATAGAAACAACATAATTGTTGACCCTTCTGCTCCAAGTCTCGATGATAGTGCTTCCATAATCGAACGAGTACTTTATCCAACAGCAGAATTTATCGCTTTTGGAGAAAGAAATGGTTACGATAACCTTGATGGAATAGAAGAGACAAATAAAATAGACAGAACAGGATTTGATAGGGCGAGTGCAAATACAAAATCCGAAATCCCTTATGTAGAAGTGCTTATTCGCTATGGATACCTTCCTAAAAGGATTATTACAGGAAATGATAAAGATACTGGGTATGAATATGCAATGGCAGTTCTTTCCGGAATAGACGGAGAGGCGAAAGTGCATAAAATTGTGAAGAAAAAAACACACCCATACCAAGAATTTAAGTTCAAAGAAGTACTTAATCGTTTTGACGGAAGAGGAATAGGAGAAATGCTTTTTGATATACAAGCGTATGTCAATGAAATCGTAAATACTCGTGTAAACACTAACAGAATAAACCAACTCGGGCTCTGGGAAGTTCGTGGAAACATTACTCCACAGCAACTAAAAAAACTTTTTCAAACTTCTGCAATTAAAACCAACCAAGAAGGAGATATTCAAAGACTTAATACTGGAACGATTGACCCAAGTTCGTATGCAGATGAAAATAACGCCTATGGATGGGGGCAACGAGTAACCCAAGCACAAAGAGAAGATGAAATGGCAGGAGATAAACCTGCAACAAATGCACTTATTGAAGAGCGTGGAGCTTCTAAAGCATATGATCTCGTTATGGAGGGGATTATGCTTAATCTCTCGAAATTTTTGGAAGAAAAGTTTATTCCTATCGTGCAAGAAGTGCTAACAGAAAAAGAGCTTATTTCTATAACAGCAGACCCTGGAGATTTGATGAAAATACAAGAACCATTTGTAAGAAACTATATTTATAGTAAACTTCTAGAATATAGAGAGACTTATGGGATTATTCCTCTCACAAAAGAGGAGATTGAAATGCAAATCGCTGATCTAAATCAACAGTTATCTCAACAAGGAGATAGACGGTTTATAGAATACACAAAAGAAGCGTTTAATACAGAACATGCAATAAACATTGAACCGAGAGAAGAACAGATAAACCTTTCAGTAATGGCAAATCAACTCGTGCAAGTTATTGGTATTCTCGCTTCACAAGGAGTAGATACGAAAGATGTCGCAAAAGAACTCTTCTCAGTAATGGGATTGGATGCTGATAAACTTACACAAAATCTCACACCTCCTATGCAAGCAGGAGATATGCAGAAAGCTCCAGAACAACAGGAAAGGGTACCAAAACCAGTAGAGAACATACCTAACAGACAAGGCATATGAACCCAAAAGAAGAGTTTTTGGTAAAGTATAAAGATGAGTTTAAAGCACTCTCGAAACTGATATGGGACGAGATGAATTTGAAAAATATTGATTTGAAAACAATTACAGATATAGAAACTGAAGTTAAGGCAAGACGATACGCCTGTGCTATCGTTGAGAGATGGATTGCGGAGACATTTTCACAGGCATACACTGTCGAAGGAGAGTATAACGAAGAACAAGACAGTGTATTCGGCTATTATGACTCTGAACTCCGAAAGGAGAATAGAGGTAACAAGTAACATAATCCACTATGGACAAACCCTTTGAGTCCGACTCTGAGGACATTTTTGATGAGGAAGGCGAAGCCAATGCCAACTCCAATCAAGAAGAAAATCAGAAGGACAACGAGAATGTTAAGGTCTTGTCGCTGGAGAAGCTGAATGCTCTCGCTGGAAGAAGCGGAGAACAGGCTTTCAAAAGTGTAGAAGACTTTGAGAAGCACTACGGGAATTTGAAATCCTTCGTAGGCAAAGCAGGTAAAAAAGAAGAGAAACCTGTGAAGAAGGAGACTTCAAGCGAAGTAGAAGAATTGAGAGCGAGACTTGACGCTATTGAAGCGGAAAAGAAACAATCTGAATTCCTTTCTCAAAACCCAGAAGCGAAAGCTAATCTTGACCTACTTGAGGCGTATGCTGAAAAGTCAGGAAAAAGTTTGGCAGAAGCGTGGGAAGAAAAGAAAGATGTTTTCTCAAGAGCGGAAGAAGTTGCTGATATTAAATCGACTAATAGGATAGCACCTATTCGCCCGAAAGATACCAGCCAACTTGAGACGCTTGCACGACAGGGAAACTATGAAGCACAAGCGGAACTCGTTAAGCTCCGACTTCACGGAAACGAATAGATGCCCCACCATAACGTATGGCAGCAGATAACTATTTACGTTCCTATGGGGACGTATCAAGGAAAGAGGATGTACTGGGATTGGTTGAGATACTTACCGCCGAAGAAACAATGATTTCTTCTATGCTTGGTAAGACTCGAGCAATCGACGCAGTACATCACACATTGGTAGACACGCTAGAGTCTGTGCAATCAAATGCCGTGGCAGAAGGTGCGGACTACACAATGAAAACTCGCACGACTCCTACTCGTCTCTCTAACATCGTAGAACAAGTAGCAGTTCCTTTTTCAGTAACTCGAACCCAGCAAGCAATCGACCATTATCATGGAACCGATGAGCTGACTCGACAAGAAACTAAGGCTCTTAAAGAGTATGGTAACTCAGTAGAGTTCGACTTGCTTCGTTCAACTCTCGTATCTGGAGCTTCAGGTACAACTCCGAAAATGGAGGGTATTATTGCTCACATTTCCAAGAGCACTAACACCACGGCTCAAACTTCAGGCGTAGCCTGGAGTGCGTCTATCCTCAAAGGATTGATGAAAGCTAACTGGGAGAATTCAAATGGAGAAGTTGCAACAGACATCTTTATGGGGTCTTACCTCAAAGACAAGACTGACGACTTCACCAACAAGACAAACGTTACCTACACCAGCGGAGACCAAAAGTCTATCGTAAATGTAGTAGATGTGTTCGAGACAGGATTTGGTCGTGTTCGTGTGCATAAGCACCGATACATCAACATTTCTGGAACGGATGCAA